TGGCCGGCCGGGAAGTCAACTTCGACATCGTCGCCCGCGACAAGGCGTCGGACACGCTCGACGACGTCGCCAAAGGCGCGGCGAAGATCGAAAAGCTCGACCCGACCGTCACCGTCGACGCCGACATCTCCGACGCCAAACACACCCTGGCCGGGTTCGACGACCAGCTGGACAAGCTGACCGACGCCGACAAGATCGTGGTCCTGGCCCTGCGCGCTGGTGCGGCGAAAGCCGAGCTCAACGACCTGTCGACCGAGTTGGCGACGATCGACCGGGCCGACCCGGACGTCGACGTGAAGTTCACCCGGTTCGCCGAAGTGTCCGGGCAGATCGACGAGCTTGAAGAGAAAATGAAGTCGATCAGCGAGACGTCGATGGATCCCGACGTCGGTGACAAGGCCCGGGCGAAGCTCGCCGGGATCGGCGAGGAAGCCGGCAAGACCCAGGGTGCGGTCCATTCGATGGCCGGCAACGCGCTCGGGGACTTCGCCGCGACGACGACCGGGATCGGCCCGCTCGGCGAGGCCATCGGCCAACTGACCGAACAGGCTGCCGCCGGTGAAGCCGGCCTGAAAGGGTTGGCGACCGCCGGGCTCGGGCTGGGCGCGGTCGCCGGTGTGATGGTCATCGTTCAGCTGGCGATGAAGTCGTTCGCCGACGCGGCGGCGAAGGCGGCGAAGGTCCGCGCGTTTCGTGACGACGAGGTGAAGGCGTTCGCCGACGCGTTGAAGCACGGCGCCGACGTGACCGCCGACCTGGTCGACCGGCTCACCGAAGTCGGGAAGGTCACCGAACTGGTCCGCGGGACGATCGGCAAGTGGGACCTGTCGAAACTTGAGGATCTGGCGCCGATCCTGGCGCAAGCCGGGATCAAGGTCGAAGAGTTCGCCGAAGGCGTGACGACCGGCGAAGACGGGTTGGCGAAGTTCATCACCGCGGTGAAGGCGACGAACCTGTCCGTCGAGCAGCAGCAGCTGCTCATCTCCGGCGCGACGACGGAGTTCGAGAACCTGGCCACCGCGGAAGAGAATCACAAGCAGTTCGCAGCGGTGTTCGGTGACCAGGCGAAACAGATCGACTTGCTGAAGGCGTCGACGGCGCAGGCGCGCGCCGAGATGTACGGCGCCGAGAAGGCGACCGACGGGTTCGGTGGCAGTCTCGGCGACGCCGAACGGGCTGCGAAAAAGCTGACCGACCAGTACGACAAGCTGTCCGATCAGATCGCCAACGATCAGGCGTTCATCGACCTGGCCGATCAGATCGACGCCGTACGCGTCGCCGGTGACGAGGCGATCGCCGCGCAGCACGCGGCCGACGAGGCACGCAAGAAAGGCGCCGACGACGCCACCGCGAAGCAACGCGAAGCCGAAGGCGCGATGCGCGACTACCAGACCGCGGTGAACCAGACGAAAGACGACATCATCAAGATCGCCGAGACCGCGAAGGTGAACCCGGTCGAACTGAAAGCGACGCTCGACAAGGTCGACGCCGGTGACCTGGCCGGCGCCAAGGCGGACGCCGAAGCCTGGTCGAAACGCAACCCGGTGCAGCTACAGGCCGAGCTCGACCTGACGAAAATCCTCAAGTCGATCCCGATCATCGGCGGGATCTTGAAGATCCAGCCGTCACCCGGCATGGCGACGACGTCGACCGTGAACCAGTTTCTGGCCGCGCCGGATGCCCGCCGGCAGGCGGCGGCGATGGCCCGTACCGCGCGTGTGAACGGCCGGTGACCGGTGGCGGCGCCGCCGTACGACCCGCGAGGGTTCGTCGACACGAACCCGGCGACCTGGCCGCAACCCATCCCGCCCGCGACGCTGTACCAGCCGGGGATGGCGTGGACGATGACCGCCGCCGGGACGGTGCAAGGGCAGACGGTCGCGGTCGGGGACCTGCTGTTCGTTGTGCACCGCGACCGCCTGTACGGCGACGGGACGTACGGGTCGGGGATGTTCGGGTCGACGCCCGATCAGGACTGGACCGCCGCCGACGTCCGGTTTGTCGCCTGGTACACGTCGGCGCCGCCCGAGAATCAGCCGCCGTTGCCGTACTCGGGATGCAAGTTCGGTACGACCGGCTGGTGGATCATCATCGACTGTTGGTTCAACGATGCGCAGGCGTCGCGCCGCTACGGCGAAGGCAGCTACGGGTCCGGTGTGTACGGCGGCGGTTCCACCGCGGTGACCCGCTGGGTGGACATCACCGCCGGGTTCGCCGACGTGGCGATCAACCGGGGCAACAGTGACGGCGCCCCGACCGTCGACGTCCCCGAAATCAAGATCACCTGGCATGACCCGGCGTTCACCCGGGTTGACGTCACCCCCCCCGCGGTGTGGCATCTCCCGTTCGTCGGGCGGCCCATCCGGGTGTCGTTCTACGATCCGGGGTGGGTGTGGCATCCGCGCACCGTCGGGGAGATTGAACGGATCGTCGACCCGTCGATCCAGCCGACATCGAACCAGCCGCGTTATGTGACGATCGAAGCGTTCGGCCCGGCGATCGACCTGACCCGCACCCTGCCCCAATGGCAACGCCCCGCCGAGCTGGCGTCGGCCCGGTTCGCCGCCTTGTTGACCGCGGCCGGGTGGCGCTACGGGTCCGGGGCGCTGGTCTACCCGACGCCCGACACGTCGCTGCACGCCGACGCGAAACCGACCGACCGCGCCGCCCGCGCCGAGATTGACCGGACCGCCCTGTCGGCCGGGTGGACGTTCGACACCGACCGGCGCGGCCTGCCCCGGCTGCGTGTCTGGCCGCTGGCGCTGGTCGCCGCGTCCGCGGCGGTCGTCGACTGCGCCGGGCACGGCTACGCCGGGGTTGTCGCCACGCTGGTGACGTTCACCGGCGATGAGTCGCAAATGCTGAACGTGGCGACGGTGACCAACGAGCTCGACCCGCCCGACGTCGCCCAATCGATCGACGCGACGTCGGTCGACCTGTACGGCGGCAACGACAACGCGATGGGCTTCCCTCAGCTGGGTTTGGCCTACGCCAACCATGCGACCGGTCAGGCGATCGTCGACCGGGTCAAGACCCGCTACTCACGGATCCTCACCCATGTCGAACCGATCGACGCCGACACCGCCGTCGACGGCGCCTGGCTCCCAGTCCTGGCCGATCTGGACACCGGGGAGCATTGGACGGTGACCCGGGTTCACCCGCACCCGTACACGATGGACGCGATCGTGGTCGGTGTGGATGAGGCGATCACCCCGGGCCGGATCGAAGCGACCGTGTACACGACCACCACCACCCCGACCACCTAAGGAGGCGCCATGGCCTGGCCACCGCCCACACTGCCGATCAACCGGACCGACGCCACCCCGCAACAGACCACCCACGCCGGCGATCACAACGCCCTGTCGCAGGCGGTCAACGATGCGACGACGGTGCTCGGTACGAATCCGCAAGGCGGCGACGCGTCGGTCACCGCGCGCCTGCTGCGCATTGAGGGTTACGGCCTGGCGTTGAGCGGCGCGAAGTTCGCCGCCGGGGTGTCGATCACCGGCGGTGGGGTGGCCAGCTTGCCGCGCACTTCCACCGCCTACGACCAGGGCGGGTATCTGACCGGCGGCGCCGCCCTGACCAAAGTCCCGACCCAAGGGATCTACGCCATTTCGGTGACGGTGTCATCGGACACGACGTCAGTCGGCGCGATGGTCAACATCACCTCCGGGGTGCAGCAGGTGATCGGCGCCGGCTACATCCCCAAGGGGCGCGGTGGCCGGTTCATGTCCGCCAACGCGATCGTGGCGATGTCCGCCAACGAACAATTTTCAGTTGATGTCACGAACGACGACCCGGTGGCGCACTTCTACGGCGCGACCGTGACGATCACCCGAATCCTCGTGTACTGACCCCCGAAAGGAACCCCCATGTCGTTCAACACCCTGAGCACGGCGAGCCGTGACACGGCGATCATCGACCGGACGATCGCCGCCACGCAGCAGCAGGCGTACAACAACCCGGAGCTTGGTGACACCGCGTACGCGGCGACGGTGATCGCCAACCCGGCCGAAGGGGTCCGGATGGTGTGGCCGGTCGCCCTGGCCACCGAAGCCGAGTACGCGTCGGCGCTCGCCGCCAACAATCCGAACCCGGGCGGTGATGAGTCGGTGATCACTGACGGGATGATCCTGTCGGCGGTGCAGGCCAATTGGCCGCCGGACACGCCGTGACCGACATCGCCCACGACGCTGACGACCAGGGTGACGGCCCCGACCGGCTGGACGACCGGCTCGACGACCTGGCCCGCCTGATCGACGCGTTGGCCGCGGATCGCGACCTGACCAACCGGGCGTTGCGGCGGGTGATCGCGGCGCGGCTGATCACCGCGACGGCCCGCGACGTGTTGGAGCGGATCGCCGCGCTGTTGGACCGGCTCGACCAGATATGAACATCCGTCCGCGCACCGATTGGCAGAACCCGGCGCAACCCGTCGTCGGTCCGGCGATGGTCCTGTCGACCGTCACCCTGGTTCCGGCGCACTACACCGCGGCGGCGACCGTCCCGGCGGACACCGCGGCCTATCTGCGGTCGATCCAGAACGACTACACCGTCAACCGCGGCTATTCGATCGGCTACAACTTCGCCGTCGATCAGGCCGCGGTGGCGTGGGAGCTGCGCGGCTTCGACATCAAATGCGCGGCCAACAAGGGCATGAACGACGTCACGATCGCGATCCTGTGCCTGGTCAACGGGCCCAGCGCGATGACCCCACCGATGGTCGCGACGTTCAACGGCCTCGCCGCCGAAGCGCAACGGCGAGTCAACCGGGGCGCCTTGCTGGTCGTCGGTCACCGCGACATCGGTTCCACCGCGTGCCCCGGTGACGGCATCTACGGGCAGGTCACGTCCGGGGTGCTGACCACCGCGCCGGCGCCGACGCCCGAACCGCTCCCACCCCCCGACCCCGAAGAGGATCCCGACATGCCGTTCATCATCGTCAACATCAAGACCGGGCAACCGGCGCTGGTCTACGGCGCCGGGAAGGTCACCGGGATCGACGGCTCGTCGCTGGCCGTGTTCATCGACCGTTACGGCGCGCCGATCACCGTCGAAGACACGACGTTCAACGACTTCGCCAGCAAAGGCGGCTAGCCGTGGTCGCCGTCGACCTGGTCGTCGACGGTGTCGCCGGGGTGTGTGTCGCCGTGTTCGGCTACCTGTTCGGCCGCATCCACGCGGCGCGCAAGCACGGCACGTGGCCGCGTCACGTCCGGGTGTCCGTCGACGTCCGCCACGACGGCGACGGCGACGATCGCCCATAACACGGATTCCGTCGCGGATAACCCGACACCCCTGCTCACGCGTGAAATCTGGCCGCCGAGAACCCGGGTTATGTCGCGTCCGGCGCCGCCGTGTCCACCCAGAGAGTGGGTGACGACCGGGGCGAACGTATGTGCCACGATGTGCGGCGGAACATACACGGTACGTGGGGTGCCATCAACATTGGGGGGGCGCCGTGATTGAATTACACGCATGTCATTCACCGAACCGAACCCTTGGGTCGAATCCGACGTCATCTGCGACCGCTTCGGGATCACCCTTCAGACCCTTGGACGATGGGTCGCCGAACGCGGCCTGCCCTGCCGACAGATCAACCGGCGCGGTAAGCGCTACTTCAAGATCGCCGAAGTCGACGCCTGGCTCGACCAGTACAGCGGCCCGGCCGACGACCGGGTCGCCTGACGTGGATCAGTTGACCCTGCCGTTCCTGACCGTCGACCAGGCGGCGACGCTCGACGCTGCCCGCGCTGCGGTCGCCCGGGCGCACGGCCACGCCCTGTCCGGGCGACGGTGGGCCGAAGCCGACGAGCTCGGCCGGCTCGGTGACCAGCTGGTCGCCATGCTCGACGCCAACGCCGCCGCCGTCAGGCGCAGCGGGTGACCCGGGAGCCAGCGGCGCACCACACCGGTCAACCTGGCCGGGTTCGGGATGCGCCGCCGAACCCGACATGCCCCAGCATGCCCCCATCGTGTCCAGCGCGAGACGTCGAGCTCGACGAGCTCCGCGATCTGCTGGCCGAAGCCTGGTCGATCTACCGCGCCGCCCCGGAGTACTCACCCGAAGAGGACCGCGCCGTCGCCTATCTCCGGTCGATCGCCTGCGCGGTCGCCCTGGCCGAACAGGGGGTCGAATGGACCGCACGCCGAAGCCTGGGGGGCACCCGCCGACTGAAAGACCGGCGGACATGAGCACCGCCGCGCACCGCTACGTCGCCGTCGTCTTGGCCGACCCGACGTTGCGTCTCGGGTCCACGGCGCGGCTGTTGCTGCGCGAACTGGCCGACCATGCCAACGCCGAAGGGGTCGCCTGGCCCGGTGTCGAACGTCTCGCGCTGTGTCTCGGTGTCCACGTCGACACGGTCGGTCGGGCGATCCGCCGGCTCGTCGAGCTCGGCCTGATCGCGGTCGAAACGGGCGGCGGTCGAAGCCGCACGAACCGCTACCGGTTCCCCGTCCAGGAGCTCGATCAGTTGTCCACATCCCCCGCGCCAGCGCGGGGGTTTGTCGAACGGAAACCCCCGCGCCAGCGTCGGGAAACCCCCGCGCCAGCGTCGGGAAACCCCCGCGCCAGCGCGGGGGGAACCATTAAAGAACCGTTGTATGAACCGCGCGCCGTCACGGTCCGACCGGACATGCAAGCCGCGGTGATCGGCGCGGCGGCTTCGATGCGGGCGCAGTACGACCCGACCGCACCCGCGTTCACCGACGCCGCCGGCGCGCTCGAATGGGCTCGACGTCGAAGCGGGCGAACATGAGCGCGGCACCCGGGCGCGGGGTCCCGCGCCGTCAACAGACCCGACAACCGACGATCGTGTCGACCCGACAACGGATCATCGTCGTCGACTTCGACACACCGGCCGAAGCCGCCGAGTGGGACGAGCTCGACGACGTCACCGCGCTGGCCACGCTCATGACCCGCCCGACGCTGCGCCTGGCCCGGTCGTCGTGAACCCGCCGTCTAGGCGAACCGCTGTTCGGATATTTTCGGGTCATGTCCGAATGCTTCGACTGCGGCCGGCGCCCGGCTCGGCCGGGCGGCTGGCGCTGCGCCGAGTGTCAGGCGCGGGTGGACATGCGACGGGCGACCGCGAAGCTGGCCGGGCAGACCCGGCCGTCGAAGTGGCGGCGGCGCCTGTCGCCCGTCGACACGCTCGACGAGGCACCCGAACCCGTCGACGCCTGGCTCCCCTACCGCGACTGACCCACCGCGTACGCTGGCCGTCGATGGGTGAGCAGCTGCAGCTACCCGCCGAGTACCTGACCGGCTGGACACCGACGCCGGGCAACGTCGAAGCCCGCGCAGAGATCTCCCGCCTACTCGCCGCCGGCTACGGACACACGTCGATCGCCCACTCACTCAACGCCCGGGCCGTACCGACACCGACCGGGCGCGGCCAATGGTGGCCGGCATCCGTGCGCCGCCACGTCGAACCCGGACCATGGGCCGCGTACGTCCGCCGCTACCGACAGACCCGGCGATGAACGAAGCGGAAGTGTTCCTGTTCGGGTGGACAGGTGGCGTGGCGACGGTGGGCGTGATGCTGCTGGTGATGGTCCGTCGCCGGGTCGGGCGATGGTGGCCATGAAGGCGTCGGCTGCTGACCGTGGGTACGACCACGCGTGGCGCAAGCTGCGCCTGGTTGTGCTGGTCCGTGATGGGCACCGGTGCGCCTGGTGCCACGGCCCGGCGACGACGGTCGATCACGTCCGCCCGCTGGCCGAAGGCGGCGCCCGGCTCGACCCGTCCAACCTCGTCGCCTGCTGCGTCCGGTGCAACAGTCGGCGCGGGCAGCAGGTCACCACCCGGCGCCGTCGCGCGTCGTCGCTCGCCGCGGGTTCGGGCTTCGTCCGGTCGTGACGCCGAACGTGTGTTCGATTTTGGATCGGTCGGTCGACGTTGGACCCCGCCGCAGTGATCTGTCTCTCTCCCGCCGATCGGCCGGGCTGCGGTCCGTGTAATCATCGTCGCCGGTGATCCATGCCGAAACGCCCCGGACCCGCCCAACCCGCCCTGCCCGGCATCGGGGGGCGGCGAGGAAAGCCGGTCGCCCGGGTCCGTCGCGGTGTCGACGCGCAGCTGACCGCCCAACGCAAGGTCGGGACGCTCGAAAAGGTCGACGACGGCCTGATCGCGATCGCCCGGACCCTGGCCGACAAGATGGACGCGGTGGCGGTGGACCCGGACGCGTCGGGCTTCACGCTGGCGCGGCTCGGCGCCGAGATTCGGACAACACTGATGATCCTGCGCGGCGAGGCGATCGGCGGTGACGGTGTCGACGTCGAGCTCGACGCGCTTCGCGCCGCGATACGCGACGCCACGCAACCCGGCCCGGGCGACGATCGGTGACGCCACCCTGGCCCATCTGGCCCGGCTGCGCCGCTCACCGCCGTTCGCCTGGCAATGGCAGGTCGCCCCGGTCGTCGGTGAGCTCCGCGACGACGGCCGCCCCGGCTTCCACTACCAGCTGGTGATCCTGTCGGTCCCTCGCCGCGCCGGGAAGACGACCCTGAACCTGGCCCACAACCTGGCCGCGCTGGATCTCGGCCGGGACATGCGCGGCTGGTACACCGCGCAAAAGCGCGAGGTGGCGGCGAAGCTGTTCCGCGACGAGTGGTTGCCGATGGTCGACAACCTGCCGGCCAACCTGTACAAGACCCGCAAGTCGCAGGGCTCCGAAGGGATCCACAAACGCTTCGGGTCGTCCCGGTTGCAGCTGTTCGCCCCGACGGCCGACGCCCTGCACTCGACGAACGCCGACGTCGCCACGATCGACGAGGCCTGGCACTTCGACGTCGAACGCGGCGAAGCCGTCGAATCAGGTGTCCGCCCGGCGCAACTGACCCGACCGTGGCGCCAACAGTGGATCGTCTCCGCGGGTGGGACGATCCTGTCGACCTGGTGGGACCGCTGGTTGACACTCGGCGAGACGGGCGCGCCGAACGTCGCGTTTTTCGACTTCGGCGCGGATGCGACCGCACCGGATTACGACCCGGGTGACCCGGCGGTGTGGGCACGGTCGCATCCGACGTACGGGGTGGCGTTCGACACGCTCGATTACGACTGGACGACCCGCGAGTCCGACGCCGCGTTCGAACGGGCGTACCTGAACGTCTGGCCGCGCCCGTCGCAGATCACCGCCGCGGGTGGCGTCGAGCTCGACCAGTGGGGCGCGGCGGCGCACCCGGAGCTTGCCGTGCGTCCGGCGGTGTTCGCGCTCGATGTCGCCGGTGACCGGTCGGCGGCGACGATCGCCGCCGCGCAGGTCGTCGACGACCGCGTCGCCGTCGACGTCGTCGAGCACCGCCCCGGCGTCGGCTGGGTGGCCGCCGCGGTCAAGGCGCTGCGTCGCCGCGGCATGCCGGTCGTGGCCGACAGCCTGGTTGCTGCTTCGATCGTCGCGGAGCTTGGCCGGGTCGGGGTGACCGTCGACCCGGTCGGCGCGTCGGATCACGCCCGGGCGTGTGGGACGTTCGTCGACCTGCTCGCCGCCGGCCGCCTCGCCCACCGTTCGCAGGCGGTGCTGGACGTCGCCGTGCTCGGCGCGGCCCGCCGTCCGCTCGGTGACGCGTGGTTGTGGTCGCGGGCCCGGTCGAACGTCGACATCAGTCCGCTGGTCGCGGTGACCCTGGCCGCGTGGGCGGCGACGACCCGTCGCGCGACCGGCCGTGCGGCGATCGCCGTCGCACCGGCGCCCCCGTCGTCGCCTCCGGGGCGATCGGCGCCCGGGATGGGCCGTAGGTCGTCCCGCCCGATCCAGAGGCTCTGAGGGCCGTACAGCGCCCCGCGCTTGCATCGCGCGTGTAACTCACCACCCAATGTGGTGAATGGCCACCGCGAAGCCCGAACCGACCGCCGAAGACCTCAACGACCTCAACCAACGGATCGCTGACGAAGCCGCCAAGGCGCAGACCACCGCGCCGCCCGACCCGCCGAAGTCGACGTCGAAGGACTGAACCCTTCCCGTGGGTCAGGTGCTCGACGCTCTGCTGCAACGCGACCTCCGGCGCGCTGCGGCGACCCGGCCGGCCGTGACTGCCGCGGCCGGCCGGGTGGAACTGGCCCGGCGCACCCCGGGCGGCCGCCCGGCGTTGGCGACCGGCGGCGACAACCTGGTCCGGGTCGACATCACCGGACTGGGTACCGGCTGGTGGGATCGCGAAGCGGCCCAATCGTTGCCGACCGTGTCGCGGTGCCGTGACCTGTTGTGCTCGCTGCTCGGCGCACTGCCGTTCACCCTGTGGACGGTCGACACCTCTCGTGTTCCGATCGTCGAGCAGCAGGTGCCGATCGCCCGGTGGATGCTGCGCCCGGATCCGCACCGCACCCGGCAATGGATCCTGGCGTGGACCGCGGATGACCTGTTTTTCTACGGCGCAGCGCACTGGTTGATCACCCAGCGGTACGCCGATTCGACCGGCCGGTACCCGGCTGCGTTCTCTCGGATCGAACCCGGTGACCTGGTCGTCGACCATGACGGGAACGTGACCGTGAACGGTGAGGAAGTCGACCCGGGCGACGTCGTCGAATTCCTGTCCCCGATCCCCGGGATCCTGTCGAACGGGTATCGGGCGGTGTCGATCGCGTTGCAGCTGGACGACGCCGCCGAACGTTTCGCCGGGACCGAAGTCCCCGCCGGCTGGTTGCAGGAGCAAGACGGCGGCGAGGACCTGTCCGGTGACGACCTGTCCGAGCTCGCTGCCGCGTTCAACGATGCCCGGCGGACGAACACCACCGCGGCGGTGAACAAGTACCTGCGCTACCAGGAAGCGACGTACGACCCGTCGACGATGCAGCTGATCGAAGGGCGCACGTATCAGGCGCTTGAGTTGTCCCGGCTGGGGAACGTCCCCGGCTATCTGGTCGGCGCCCCGGCCGGGACCGGGATGACCTATTTGAACGCGGAGCAGGCCAAAAGTGACCTAGTTGACTTCGGTGCGCTCCCCCTGATCGGTTGCATCGAACAGACCCTGTCGGGGCCAAACGTGATCCCGCGCGGGCAGTCGGTGCGGCTCGACGCCAACGCCTGGCTACGCAACCCGTTCACGACGACGACCGGGACCGGCGCGGAACCGTCCCCGAACGACATGCAGATCGCAGACCCGACAGGACCGACGCCATGATCCACGCAACCTTCCCGGCGACGCCGGTCACCGCCGCCGACGCCACCCCGGGCGGCCGCACCGTCGCCGGGACCGCGGTCCCGTTCGGTGTGCCCGGCTGGGTGTCCGACGGCCGGCAGGTGATCTTCGAACCCGGCTCGATCGACGCCGGCGCCCGCCCGGTGCTGTTGCGCGACCACGACCGCACCCGCCCCATCGGTGTGGTCACCGCGGCGGACGACCGCGGTGACCGGCTCGACGCGATCGCCCGCCTGTCCCGCACCCGCGACGGCGACGACGCCCTGGTGCTCGCCGCTGACGGTGCGCTCGGGATGTTCTCGGTCGGCGCCGAACCCGTCGAGCACTACACCGACGACGACGGTGTGCTGCATGTCGTGGCCGCCGAGTGGGCCGAACTGTCACTGCTGACTCACGGCGCGTACGGCGGCGCCCGGGTCCGAACTGTCACCGCCGCCAAGGAAGGAACCGCCATGTCCGACGCACCCGCCCCGATCGAACCCGACGACGAGACACCCGACGACGAGGAGACACCCGACGAGGAGCAGGCGACGTTGCCGCTTGACCGGCCAACGCTGGTCCCGGTGACCGCCGCCGGTGTCGCCCGCCGCCCGGCCGGCGACGTCACCACCCTGGCCCGGCTCGGCCTGCTGTTGCAGGCGGCCCGCGGTGGCGACCGCCGCGCCGGCGAGACGGTGCGCACGGTGCTCGGCCGCTACACCGTCGAAGCCGCCCTGACCGATGTGACGATGGTCGGGACCAACAACGTCGGCGGGATGATGCGCCCCGCCTACCAGCCCGAGATCGTCGACATCGTCTCGCACGGTGCGCCGCTCACCGAAGTGATCCGCCAAGGTGACCTGGTCCGCGGTGACTTCCCAAACAAGACCTTCCTGCAATGGACGAACACGCCGAAGGTCGCCTTGCAGACCGCCGAGAAACAGGACATTTTCAGCGGTCCCGTTGGCTTGGCGCCCGTCCAGGTGCCCGTCAAGACATGGGCAGGCGGCAACGATATTTCGCAGCAAACCCTGGATTTTGGGCCGCCGTCGTTCGTTGAGGAGTACGTCCGGGCCGCGTCGGTCGACTACGCCGCGAAGATCGAAGCGTACGCCGAGACCGCGCTGCTCGCCGCGGCCACCGCGGTGACCACCGCGCTCGGCGATTCGTTCGTCGACGTGCTCGGGAAGATGTTCGCCGCGCTGGTCCCGGCCAACGTCCCCGCCGGGCGGATGTTCCTCGCCGTGTCGTGGGATGTCGCCGCGAGCCTGATCCCGGTCACCGGGCTCGACGGCCCGGCGTTCTTCACGATCAATATCGATCTGGGCAACTGGATCCCGAACCCCAACGCCGGTGGTCTGACGGTGATCGTCTGCCCCGGGTTCCCGGCCAAGACCTATCTGCTCGGCCTGACGACCGCGGCGACGTGGTACGACACGCCTGGCGTGCCGTACACGTTGCAGGCGGTGAACGTCGGCAAGCTCGGCTTGGACCTGGCCGTGTACGGCTACGGCGCGCTCGGTGTCCAGTACCCGGCGGCGCTGGCCAAGACGACCGTTCCTGACGTCTGATGCCGTGGATCACGTCCGCCGACGTCACCGTCGCGCTCGGCGCGTCGACGGTGATCGACACCGCCTGGCTCGACCAGGTCGTGCCCGCCGCGGACGCGTGGGCGCAACGCAAACGGGCCGAAGCCGGCTACGCCGACGACACGCCCGACGTCGCGCCGTCCGCTGACGTCAAGCTCGGCGCCACCCTGTACGCGGTGGCGTTGTACCGCGAACGGGCGTCAGCGGATTCGTTCACGTCGTTCGACGAGCTCGCCGCCGGGCCCGTGGTCGTCGGTGCGATGGGGCAGATCAAGCGGCTGTTGGGGATCGGCAAGGCGCAGGTGGATCGGCCGGTGTCGGTCACCGCGGCCCGGCTGCGCCGCTGGCAGGTGATCTACGGGCGATGATCCCCCTGGATCTGGACGGCGCCCGGGAGGCGGTGATTGACCGGCTGGCGGCGGCCGGGTTGCCGGCGACCGGTGACCCGGGCGCGGTCCCGCCGGTCGTGCTGGTCGCCGCACCGTCGATCCTGTCGACCGTGATCGGTGGCCCGACCGTCGACGTCCAGTTCGCCGTGATCGCGATCCACCCGCCGCCGGGCAACGCCGAAGCGATGCGCTGGCTCCTGCGGACCGCGTCGGCCGTGATCGACGAGCTCGCCCCGGTCACCGCGTCCGCGTCGCCCGGAACCTACGGCGAACCACCCCAACCCGCGTACACCGTCACCGTCACCGGCTCCGTGCCGCTCTGCTGAAAGGACCATCCATGCCCGTCACCCTGTTGAAGCCGAACGACATCACTCTGATCTTCGCCGACACCGAAGCCGGCCTGACAACCGGCGAGGACTACAAGTGCCAGGTCCAGAACGCGACCGTGACCCCGGCGCCGACCTACACGCAGGTCGGCGCGACCGGCTGCCAGGGTGCCGTGCAGACGCTCGACCTGCCCGTCCCCGAGACGCTCGACCTGACCTGGTTGCAGGACTGGTCTGCGCCGGGTGGCGGTCTGGCGAACTACTGCCGGGTGAACGCCGGTGCGCTCAAGTGGTTTCAGTACGTCCCGGTCGGTGACATCCCCGAACTGACGGTGACCGGGCAGGTCGAACTGGTCCCGGTCGCGTTGGGTGGTGACATGGGTGTCCCGTCGATCGCCGGTCCGGTGTCCATGCCGATCCAAGGGACCGCGGTCGTCGAAGTCCCCGCCGCCCTGCCGCTGGCCGCGACCGCCGAAGCCGGCGCCGACACTGCTGCGGCCTGACCGTGGCCGCCGGGTCGGTCGCCCTGCGCGACCTCGCCGGGCAGCTGCGCGCCCTGCCAGATCGGGCGATCCTGCCGACCGTGAAGGCGATCAAAGCCGACGCCCAACGCGTCGGCGGGACGATGACCGGGAACGGCAAACGGCCGTTGCGCCTGCGCGCCGTCGACCGCCAGTTTCCCGGGCAGGCGTCCGCGGTGAAGGTGTGGCGCATCCAAGGCATCCCGGTCGGACCGTGGGTGTGGGCGACGACCGGGACCGCCGCGCATGACATCCGCCGCCGCAAACGCGGCAAGAAACGCAAGATGACCGTCCGCCACCCCGGTACGGGCGGCCGGTCCGCATGGGAGCAGGTTGTCGGCCGCGCCGAGCAGACCGTCACAGCGGTGTTCACCGCCGAGCTCGACGACGTGCTGGCCGGGTGGTGACCTGACATGGCCGGCCGGGAAGTCAACTTCGACATCGTCGCCCGCGACAAGGCGTCGGACACGCTCGACGACGTCGCCAAAGGCGCGGCGAAGATCGAAAAGCTCGACCCGACCGTCACCGTCGACGCCG